AAGATTGAAAAGATAAAAGAACTTGGCATCGATAAGCATATTGATAACAATGCGGATGTAATTGCGGAGCTTGGATCAATAGGATATAAATTCAATTATCAAGCTTTTGCAATACAAAGCGAAGATAAACACATAATAAGCGGCCCATTGATGTTGGCGGATGCCTTGATTTATAGAAACAATTCAAGATTTGGCGAACATTACGTAAAGTTCTCGGCCGAGACAATCAAAGACATTGCGATCAAGTTTGCTAAAAAAGGGTATCAACAAAATGTTAATTTGATGCACGATTCGAACATGAAGCTTGAAGGCTTGGTAATGTTTGAGAGTTTCATTGTTGACAAAGCAAGAGGCATATTGCCAATGGCTGGTTTTGAAGATGCCAACGATGGCTCTTGGTTTGGATCGTTCTATGTAGAGAATGAGCAAGCATGGCAATTAATTAAAGAAGGCAAAGTGAAAGGATTTAGCGTTGAGGGGTTCTTTGATTACCCATCAAACCGCCCAAAAACTTATGCAGAGGAAAAGCTTGCCGAGCTTGCAATGTTATTAAAAGTACCTAATCACAATAAATAATATATATAAGAGTATGGAAAACGCACAATCAATTTTAAACAAGGTCTCAATGTTCTTCGCGGAATTAGTTGGAGATCAAATGCCACCCGTAAGCGGTGAGCCAAAAGTTGAAGAAACTAAAATGATGGAAGCTAAGTTAAAAGATGGCACCGTTGTTGAAGTTACTGAATTAGCTATTGGCGGTATTGTAACTATCGAAGGCGTTGCGGCACCGGTTGGTGAGCATGAGCTTGAAGATGGTACAAAAATCGTATTAGGAGATAATGGAGTAATCATGGAGATCATGCCAAAAAGCGAAGAAGAAGCGCCGGCAATCGAAATTGAAGTACCCGTTATTGAAGATATGGGAGCTAAGTTTGCAGCATTTGAAAGCGCAACAAACGAAAAGTTCGCATCTTATGAAGATAAGTTCGCGGCTTACGAAGTTAAGCTTACTCAAGCAAACAAAGTAATTGAGGGATTAATGCAAATTAGCAAGATGCTAGTTGAAGCGCCTCAAGTTCAAGCCGATTCAAGTGTTAAAACTAGCAACGCATTTAGCGAAGTTAAGAAAGATGCAAGAGCCGAGTTCGAGAATTTCTCAAAATCAATTTGTTCATAACAACTAAAATTATAAAAAATGGCATTATCATTCAGCGGCATAAGCGCATATACTAAACAAGAAATTGCGCCCTTATTAACCGAAGCTGTATTCGCAGCAAAAACGCAATCTTTAATCAAGAGCGGTGGTATCTTATTACCTAAAACTAAGTCAAGCGTAGCGGTTCCAAAATTAGCTACTAATGCAAATTTCCAAGTTGATGCATGTGGTTGGGCTCCAAGTGGCACAACAACTTTGTCTCAAGCAACGGTTACAGTTGGTAAAATCAAACTAGAGGAAACAATTTGTCCAAAAGACTTTGAGGCTTATTTCTCTCAAGAGGCTTTGAAAGCGGGTTCTACTTACGAAGATTTTGGATGGGCTGATTTCCAATCTAAGTTTACCGAGCAAAAGAACAAAATGATCGCTAAGCAATTAGAGGTTGGTCTTTGGTTAGGTGATACTGATTCAACTAGCGAAAACTTAAAGCGTTTTGATGGTTTAATCAAAATCATTGATGCGGGTTCTCCGGTTAATGCGAACGTTTCAGGTTATGTTTCAGGCGGTCCAATTTCTCAAATTACTGCATCAAATGTTGTAAGTGTATTGAATGCGGTTTACAAAGCGGTACCGGTTGAAATTATCGATGCTGATGATCTTAAAGTATTCGTAGGTAATGATACATATCGTTTAGCGGTTATGGCTTACCAAGCTTTAAACCTTTACAACTACAAAGTTGATGGAGATGCAAGTCAAACATTTATTATCCCTGGAACTAATGTTGAGTTAGTAGCGGTTAATGGATTAAATGGCACGGGTGATGTTTATGCTACAACTTTAAGCAACATCGCAATGGCTTTTGATTTAGAAGCTGAAGAAGAAAACTACAAAATATGGTACTCTCAAGATAACAACGAAGTTCGTTATAGAGTAGCATTTAAATTAGGAATTGGTGTTGCTTACACAACTTTATGTGTGAAGTTCAAGTCAACTATCTAATTGATATATTAACCAAGAAAAGGCGGTAATTTAGCCGCCTTTTTTTTAAACTTTTTTTAACATGGCATGTGCAATAACATCGGGATATACCATTGATTGCCGCGAGAATATCGGAGGCGTAAGCGCCGTTTATTTAGCGGAGTTTGGTAATATTTCCGGCATAACCGAAGTGAGCGGATTAGTAACCGGAATCACAAAAGTAACGGGCAAAAAATTCTATAAATTTGAGGTGCCAAGAGCAACCGCAAACACATCATCAAATGCAACTGCATCCGAGGAAAACGGATCAATATTTTATACGCATCAGGTTGTATTACCTTTGAACAAAAGAGATTCAACAACTGCAAACATAGTGCGCACAATTGCTAAAAACAAATTGATCGCGGTAACTTTGGATATGGATGGCAATTATAGAATGTACGGCGCGGATCATGGCTTGTATCTTGCATCAACTGAAAGTGGATCAGGTACGGCGGCGGGTGATCGCAATGGTTATAATATTACTTTAACGGGCATTGAGCCTGATGATTTTTTACAAGTGAGCGCGGCGGTAGGTGGTGCGCTTGAGACTGCGGGATAATCTATTCCAAGCAAGTATTTTTTATGCCCTACCTACTTTGTGTGGGTAGGGCTTTTTAAATTTAACTAGATGTTGCATATTTATAAAGGACAAGATAACAATTTGATTTTTACGGCCCTAGAATTATGCACTTTAACGGCTCCAAAATACTTGTTTATTTTTACCGGTGCTAACGAAAAAATGATTAAATTTGTTGGAACTAATTTAAGCACCGATGCAAGATATCAAGAGGTGTTGGTGCTTGACAAAGTTTTCAAGAATTGTGAAAGCGGTACTTGGAGATATGAGATAAGAGAGCAAGCAAGCACAACAAATATTGATCCACTATTAAGTGGTGCAATAGTAGAAAGCGGATTCATGTATTTGCACGATGCAACGACATGCGGACCGGATGAATACACGGATCAATGTAATGAATTTAAAACTTATAAAGGTGAATAAAAACTACCATTTAGTCAAGGTCGAATTTGACCAAGCACAACAACCCAAATTTGAGGAAAAGAAGGGGAAAAATTATGTTGAGTTTGGTGCAAGAAATAATTATTCCAATTACTTAATTGAGCTATTTGGCGAAAGCCCAAAGCATGGCGCAATTGTAAAAGGAAAAGTTAATTATATTTACGGCAAGGGATTTGAAGATATACAAAAGAATGCCAACACTCAAGGCGAGACATGGAATCAAATTTTAAAGAGATCAATCCTTGATGATGAGTTGCATGGTGGATATTACTTACAAGTAATTTATAACACGCTTGGAAACATAGCGGATATTTATCATATTGAGTTCCAAAAAGTAAGGGTATCAAAAGACTTGGCAAAGTTCTACATCAAAGATGATTGGACTTTGAGTGATTTCAAAGAGCAAGCAAGAGAATACAAAGCATTTGATCCAAGCGATCCGGTTGGAGCGCAAATATTATTTGTAAAGCAATACAATCCAAAATCGGATGTGTACCCATTGCCTAGCTATTTTCAAGGACTTAACTATATTGAAAGTGATATTCAAGTAAGCCGACATATTTTAGGTAATGCAAAGCACAACTTTGTTGCAACTAAATTAATCAACTTTAACAATGGCTTACCTCAAGAAGAGGAGCAAGCCGAGGTTGAGCGTGATTTGAAGAATAAGTTTTCAAATTCGGAGGGTGATCGCGTAGTGATTGCATTTAACCCATCAAAAGAAAATGCAATTGATATCGTTAACCTTGGTGAAACAAGCTTAACAAAAGAGGACTTTACAAATATTAATAATTTAATACAACAAGAGATTTTCTCATCACACCAAATCACATCACCGATGTTGTTTGGTATTAAGGTTGAAGGTCAACTAGGTGGTCGTAGCGAGATCCGTGATGCATATCAAATATTTGCTAATACTTATGTTAACGAAAGGCAGCAAGCACATGAGGAGACATTCACAAAATTAATGAATTTAGCGGGCATAGAAGGCGAGCACACCATCACACCGGTTGAGCCATTGGGCTTTGAGTTTAGTGAAAATGTGATGAGTGCTAATATGACAAGAGATGAGATTCGTGAGAAATTAGGCCTTGCACCTGAAAACGCACCAACAACACCCGGAGGCGCAAGCCAACCGGTAGCGGCTGCAAATGATAGCATTAAGAACTTAAGCGGTAGGCAATACCAAAATGTTATGAGGATTGTTCGCCAATTTGGTAACGGCAAAATTAATAAGCAACAAGCGGCCTTGATGTTGAAGAGTGGTTTTGGATTTAGCGATGCCGATGTTGACACGTTCTTAGGCATCGATGAAGATCCCGCAACTGAAGAGGCATTTGCTGACATGCAAGATGATTTGCTTTTAAATATGTTCGGAGCGTGTGGCGATGATGTGAATGCATTTGATGTAGTATCAACACATGATGCAAAGAACTTTGAGCAATTTGCGGATGCCGAGATTGACACATTAAAAGCAAACATATTAGACTTAATAAGCAAAGATAAGCGCATCACTCCGGAGGTTATGGCCACCGTATTAAAGCGCGATCTTGATGTTATCAATACAACTATTGAATCATTAAAGCTTGAGGGTTATTTAACCGTATCGGGCAAGGCTTTGGGTATATTAAACCCAAAGTATAAGCCGCAAGAAAGGGCGCTCGTTGAGCCTCTTAAGGACATCCTTGGCGGTAAGAAAAGCACTACAACCGAGGTGCTTTTGCGATACACTTATGCCGGGCCTCAAGATGATAAAAACCGACCATTTTGTGCTCGCATGCTACAACTAGCGGAGACAAAGTTATGGTCAAGAGTTGACATCGAGAACATATCCGAGCGCTTAGGCTACTCGGTTTGGGATCGCCGTGGTGGTTGGTTCACTCAACCAAATGGCACTCACCGCCCATATTGTAGACATCGTTGGCAAGTTAA